TCTTCATAACCGCCTCCGCCTCCCCTGATGTAAGGGATTATGTCATTGCCACCCGTGCTCATGAATCGCTGTCCGCCACGCATTATTTCCTGCGTCTCCGCTGAAACATCTCCTCGTGCCTCGTTTCTCTGCTGCCATCCCCGATATTCAGGGGTGTTTCTAAAAGCTTCCTGCTCTTGTGCCCACGCCGCTTTCATGTTTTTCCTCTGCTCATGCAAAGGAGCAAGGTCCCTGTTGGCGTCGGAAAAATCAATTGGATCTATTGGATTTTCTTCTCGGTATTTTTTTTCAAATTCCCAACGGTTCGTATCCATTTTCGGTGCAAAATCAAATTCATAATTCCTCACCCAGTCCGCCATGGAAATAGGCTGAGGTGGTTCTTGAGGATCCACTGGAGGAGGCACTGGATCCGGCGTCGGTGTCTCTGCCTCCGGAAGGGATGAAATTCCCCCTGTCGGTACGGCAGGTGTCAAAGGGTCGGGTGCGGCGTTGCCAGTGTATTCCGGATCAACCGTCTCCTGTCCTGGCATCTGGAACTTTCCAAACTGTTCCGTCAGTCCCGCGATTCCTGTCTCGATCTTTCCCAGACGGGTCTCCAGTCCCTTGAAATCATACGGAGACTGCTGATTGTATAATCCTGCCTGCCTGCGGGCGGTGTTCATTCCAAAAGGATTGTACATTATCTCATGCCGTCAGGTTGCACGTCCGCACGGTAAGTTCCGTAGCGCCATGTCGCGTTAAGGGCAGAGCTCGTTATCTTTATTGCACCCTGTCTTCCCCTAGCACGTGTGTCCACCTTTGTGGTGGATGTAGTTACTTCGAAAGGACCGTTGGTAACGGTGCTGCTTGTGGGGTATAGTTTGAAATCCAGCTCCACGTTGACTGTTCCCGTTAAATTTTTAAAGTCGGGAATGAAACGCCTGATTGACATCAGTCTTTCACCCGCTTCCGGTATGACAAATTCCCCTGATTTTATTTCGGAACTAAGAGCTGATCCGTCCGCGTTGTTTCCGTTTTCCTGTGCGTGCATGAAGCTTCTTCCGTCAGTAAGTCCGGTGATGGTGCTTATTGTTGAGCTTGAATCAGTTGCGCTGTATTCTGTTGCATACGGGTATTGGTACACGCCCTTGTCCGCCCATGAGGATCGTGACAGTGTTCCATTGTACCAAACTTTTTCCGCGTAATTGAAAGTTGCCAGCCTGTCTATGACCGAGGATCCATTTGAAGCGTAAAACCAGGTGACCTCATTGAACTCACTGTTCAACGCGGCGAAGGTATCCTTTTGTGAGGCTTCGTCAATGTCCTTAAATACATGATCTTCAATTGAACATGGAATCTTTTGAACGGAACCGTCAAACATGAAGAATGAATCAGTTCCCATCCAGAATGCCCTTCCATTACTCTCCACTGTTGCATGCAATCCACACGCTCCGCATGCAGATCCCAGTTGTGAAAATCCAAAGGTGAATGGAGCGCCAATCAACTGCATTTGATAAAGAGCTGTATCAGTCCAAATAAGAACGGCACCACGTGAACGTTCGGCCGAAACAAGCTTGCTCCCGTCAGTCAGCCTCTGTGTTCCCGCCGTATTGGTCGCTGTAGGTGTCCAGCTGTTTACGTTTTCCTGATCACACCACCTGATGAACATGTCATCACGAGTGCTCGCAGTTCCAATCGTTGTCTCGGTTCCGAAGCATATGACATGCCTGTCCGTACCTGAAACCATCATGAACCTGCTGGATGTAGGTGCGTTGGCCACCGTCGTATCCTCCGCTCTTTGCACTGTTGTAGTGCTCGCGGATGTGTCCCAGTAATAAAGTCCGCCGTTCAACTGCTGGGCCAAGATGTCCTCTCCCCAGTTGTCCAAGGACCACTTACCTGAATCCAGTTCAACACTGTTTGGCGCGGCCAAGGAAGCACGGGATTTTCCCCATCCCGGTCCGCCACTGACGCCACCCCAAGGTCCTGCTCCCCATCCATATCCCAGTATGGATGTGGCCGGATTGGTATTGATTTGGTATTCAGCTGTCGCGGATCCTCCTGTACGGCCTGTTCCGCCTTCCGTTCCCTTTGATGTAATGACATAAACGGACGTTGAAGTTACTGATTGAATTTCGAATTCACCCTCAAGTTGGGCAGCAGTTATTGAACTGCTCCCAGGAGCAGTAGCTGAACTTATGGTTACAAAATCACCTTCAATGGCTCCATGCGCCGCGTCAGTTACGCTTACATTGCTCGCAGAAGCGGTTGTTTCAAACTGGGTAATGGCGTCCCCTGTAGATCTTATGGGCGTGATGTCATACCACGCTCCGTTCTGGTAAACGTAAAGTTTCTTGTTTGTTCCCGTGATTGCGTACTGATCGCCATCGAGAGAGAACCATGTAATGATTCCCCTCGCCGCTCCCACCAGAGCGTCGGATGTAACCTTGGCCCATCCTCCTATTTTTTCTGGAAGACCGTAACGAAAACGAACGTTGTCCGTATTGGTCCAGCGCCCTTCGGCACCGTATTCAGTGTCCTGCTTGTCAACCCCCGGAGCCACCTGTACCTTGATCAAAGTCATGAAGCCTCCTAAACAGCGCTATCGTAAACGCGTATCCATTTGTCAGTGCCGTTAATCCTTATCCTTACAGCGCCGAACTTGGCGCCAGCTTCGGCTGTTGAAGTGGAAATGCTTTTTGAACTGTCCGCTGCCGTTGTTCCCTTGTAGTTGGTAAAGGCGAAATCCTGATCCAGCTGTTCAAGTTCTATGCATGGTACTGCGCCTGTCGCACTTGTTTGTGTAATCCCCAGCTTGGCCAACGGTGCTGCGATTCCAATTCCAACACGATCATTAGTCGCCTCAGTTCTTAATAAATTAGCATCTCCGTCTCCTTCAAAACGAGCATCCAAATCAGCTCCTGTTTCATTGAAAATGAAAGTTCCGCCGTCAAATGAAACATCACCGGTTGCATCAAGTGTTCCCCCGGATGATATATTTCCTACGTTGGACAGTACATCAAACATTGTTGATCCATCCGTGTAAACCAGGTATTTGGTATTAGTGTAAGGAAGAGTAAATGGAGTTCCCCCTGCCGGTCCGAATGTAAGCGTGTACCCTCCCCGAGTGGAAGCGTCATGAATGAAATACCAATAAGGATTGGCCTCGCATTCCAAAGCTACATTACCGGATAAGGAACCCGTTAATTTAAGGGAAGCCCTGCTTTGCTGGTCCCCCGTCCCGCCGCTTGCAGTTGTCAATGCCAGAGTTCCGGAAGTAGCGACACTTACAGCCGTGTATCCCTTGATGGCATTTTCTACCTTCTCCAGATTGTCATTGGTCTTCGATCCCCACGTACCGGCGTTGGCGCCAGTCGTCTGAAGGTCCAAATTTAATATTGTCGAGTCTGCCATGTTTTATCCTGTCGGTACCACCGTCCATGTGTTTGTCGCGGAGTCGTCCACTCCGTTCCAGATTGTTAACTTCAAGTCTCCAACCGCGAATACAGCTTCGACCCCTGTCGGAATGACTGTAGCCGTTCCAGTCACCGTTGCCGTTCCAAGCGCGAAAGTTGCCGACACTCCAGTTGGGAAGTATATTGACTCCAGTGTAACACTTCCGACGCTGAAAGTCGAGGAAACTCCAGTAGGAGTAACGTTCGCATCAGCTATGATCGTAGCGCTTCCAAGGGCGGATGTGATAACCACTCCTGTTGGAGTCACATTAGCATCAGCTGTTATGGTTGGAGAGCCAACCGCAAAGGTTGCCGCCACTCCAGTTGGAATGACAAGGGTCTCCGGTGTTACAGTCGCAGTTCCCAGCGCGAATGTCGCCTGGACCCCAGTAGGTGTTACCCTGATTGATTCTCCATCATCAGTTGTTTCACTGAAAGCCAGCTGTCCAATCGCTCCCGCACCGAAAGCCATTATAGTTTATCCATTGATGACGCAGCGAAAGTCATTAGAGTTTATCCATCTCAGCCTTGACCAAAGGCCATGTAATTTCTGAATGAGGATTGGTTTTAGTTGTTATTGCTGTTCCGTTATTTTCTCCAGTAACCCATTTAACATTATTAAAATCTGTTTCAGTAATTTCATCCTTTTCCGTAGATAAGGTCGCTTCCACGTCTGGTTTTAAAATAAATAATGCTTTATAAAATTTATCAATATTGTTCATCCTGCAATCTCCATAACTGTAATGCTTGAAGTGTCGTTTGATATATTCACACTAACACTATTTGCTTCCCTATTTTTCATTTGTCCCTTGTATGTAAGTGCTGATGTTGAGGAAGGACTGTCAAGTGCAGTTAAGGTGGCGTTCTGTCCTAACTGATTTGTTGATCCATATCCCATATTAATTGACGTACCAAAACCAGAAGCTCTATAAATTTGTAAAGTAACACCAGATGTGGCACTAGACTCTGAAGAAATTCCTGCTACGTGCATAATAACATAAATCTTGCTTGATGTCGCTGAAGGCGTAATGTCAACAGTCAAATTTGTTATGTCCACCATAGAAGTACTGCTTGTAGTGGTTGCTGTTGTTGTGGAAGCTCTAACAACCTGTAAAACGTTTCCTGTCACCGCTGTTCTACCCGTGCCTCCATTGGCAGCTGGAAGCGTTCCCGTTACGTTCGATGTCATGTTAACAAAAGTAGTAGCCGTTGAGCCAGTGCCGCCGTTCCCTGTAGGAAGCGTGCCAGTCACCTTGGCTGTCAGATCTATTGATCCCGCAAGTCCTGCGTTTTTAACCGTTGTCAGTGCCATGCTATGCTCCTATTATTTTCATTGCAGAAAAAGTTGTTCTATTGGCGTAAAGAGTTGCGGTTTCGCCTGAACTTTGATATATGTACAGTTCAACATAATCCGTGGTATTCATCTCTACGGGAACTGAACCCATATAACCTGAAGGTATATTTGTTCCTGGTGAGGAAGTTTGAATATACCCAAATCCATAAGCAACTCCATTTTTATAAAGCTGCATATCAACTCTTTCACTATCATCAATTACATCTTGCGAAAAGCCGTATGTGAATAAGTATTTCCCTGCTACTGCGGGAGTAAATTTATTGCTAGCAAATGTGCCGTCAGTATCCCATTTTTCAGTTGCTATAAGCACCTTTGTCCAAGTGGCATTACTAATACTCTGGTTACTGGCTAAAACTCCAAAAAATGCAGGAGTGTTTGCCAGTCCAGCCGCCGCCAAAGTGGCAGCTCCCGTTCCTCCAAAGCCTACAGGCAATGTGGTAGTGGCCGTGCCACTCCCGTCGGATTGCAAAATAGTATTGCCACCCGTATCCTGTATCTTGTCTACCTGTATCGTACTTGCCATTTACTGCTCCTAGCTTTTCGGGTTTGCATCTTTGATCGCCTTGATGCGAGCTTTCCAGGCGTCAATGTCCTTGTATATCTCGTCCAGCTGATCGCCGATATCACCGTAGGCTTTTTTTCGCGTGCTTCTCACGACGTTGTTCGCTTCAGTTGTGTCCCCTGCGGAGTCATGCACGGCAAGTTCGGCATCGGTAGGCTGTGAGAGCCCCGCGATATTCCATTCCTTGATGTACGGTCCTGCCCCTTGTGAGTCATCCTGAAGGAGAACGTCCTTTGAAAAGTCAACGGTCTTTCCCGCCGCCTCCACATACGCTTTTACCTTAGTTGATAACTGTGCCATTAGTCTGCCTCCTCAATCGTGTTGCCTTCTGCTACCC